CTTGTGGCTCCGACCGGCGTCGATCCGGTGACCTTTCGATTTTCAGTCGTAAGGATTGGGGCATGCGTGGTCCCTGGTGGGTCATGATTGGTGTAGCTTGATTCAAACAAGCCCACACCGAACCATAGGAGCCAAAACTAATGGCTACACCAATGGCTACACCCAGGAGAAGACCCGTGAACCACGCCCACCCGCGCAGGAGAAGACCCACGCCCGACGACGGAGACGGGGAGGACCACCAACAGCGCACACGGGAATGACGGCCATGACGCGAGGCAAAGGCGAAGGATCCATCTACAAGGCGAGCGACGGGCTCTGGACGGTAGCAGTCGAGCTGCCCCGGTACGACCCGACGAAACGCCGGCGCAAGGTGATCCGATCGAAGGACAAACGCACCGCGATCGCGAAGTTGCGGAAGCTCCAGAGCGAGCTCGAAGCAACCGGCGACCTGCAAACCGCGGGCATCACCGTCGAGGGGTGGTTCACGTACTGGCTCGCGAACATCGCGGCCAAGGAACTCCGCCCGAACACGCTGCGCGGGTACGCCTCGACAGCCAAGAACCACATCGTCCCCGGGCTTGGGGCTGGGAAGAAACTCGACAAGATCACGCCCCGCGACGTGCGAACAGTCCACGACCTCATCATCGGAGGCGGCGGGAAATCCACCTACGCGCTCAACGCGCACCGCATCATGTCGCGCGCCTTCAAGATCGCGCAACGCGAAGGCCACCTGTCACGCAACCCCGCCGAGCTGGTCGACGCCCCCCGCGCTGACGTCATCGACCTCGACGTGCTCACACTCGACGAGTCCCTGCGTCTCCTCGAGGTATGCGCTAAACGCCCCGACGGTGCTCGCTGGGCAACATCGCTACTCACGGCCGCGCGCCGCGGCGAAGTGATCGGCCTCGAGCTCGACCGTGTCGGGAGCATCCTGGACCTGTCGTGGCAGATGCAACGCCTCAAGAAAGACGAAGACGGGGGCGTCACAGTGCCTCGCGGGTTCGAGTACCGGCACGTCACGGGCGGCCTGTACTGGACCCGACCGAAGTCGAAGGCAGGATGGCGCACGTTCCCGCTCGTCGAGCCGCTGAAAACGATCCTCGAGCGGCAGGCAGCCGAGCCTGACCACCCCAAGGGCCTGATGTTCTCCGAGAAGGGCCGCCCTCGAGACCCGGACCAAGACACCGCCGCATGGGGGGCGCTCCTCCGGGAGACGTTCGGGCAAGAACGCTACGTCCGACTCCACGATCTGCGCCACACTGCCGTCGACCTGCTCTACCTCGCCGGCGTCCCAGAAGACCTCATCATCGAGATCGTGGGCCATTCCACACGGGCCATGTCACGCGCCTACAAGTCGCGTGGGAACCAGGCCCGTCTGACAGACGCCCTCGAGCGGTTCAGCGCCCTGCTCACTCCGCCAGGTACGCCCGCAGGATCCGCCGCGTCACTCCCAGCTCTTGAATGAGCCGCCCCTCGTCGGGGCACCACCTGTGCAGGTCGGCCAGTTCGTCCGGGTCAATGAGATTCCGGGCCGCGAACTGGTCGGCCTGCTTTTCGTGTTTGGGGCGATCGTCGGCATGCCCCAGGGCCGCGTGGCCGACCCCGTGGGCGAGCGCGACCCGCTGCGACGCGTGCCGCAGACCTGAACGGAGGACGAGCGTGTGGTGGTCGGGAAGCCACAGCTCGTGCACGCTACGTAGGGGACGGATCAGCACGGCGATGCCGAGAGCGTCGGCATGCTCCCACGGGTCGTAAGCGCTCCCTCTACGGAAGCTCGGGCTCGGGCTTCTCCAGATCGGTGTCATACGTGGCCGCCTTGCGCGGCTGTCCCTCCAGCTCATCGACGAGCATCTCGGCCGCCTTCTGCTGGCGGTGTTCGTCGAGACTAGGAGGAGTCGCCGACATTCCAACATGCTCGGCGATGAGCTTGTCGATGCCACCGAAGTCCTTCAACGCTTCGTCCGCCATCTCCGCGGCGGTGACCCCTACAACCGCAGCGATCCGCTTGAGCTCGGAGACGGTGATCTCATTCGTTCCGGCCTCGCGGCGCTGGTAGTTCGAGAGCGGGACCCCTGAGGCTTCAGCAGCTTGGGCTTGCGATATCCCGCGCTTGATGCGCTTCGACCGCACGACAGCGCCTAGCTTCGCGTCGAACTCGCTTGTTTTCTTCGGTGGGCGTCCCATGCTTCCAGTCTAGACGCGTCCTGGTTCATACATGAGCCAGAATTTTTCCTGATTGGCTTGCCTAGTTTAAAAATGAAGTGCTACGCTCCAAACATGACGCAGAGAAGAGGCCCCCGGGAGGCCAACTCCCAGACTCTCCACAAGGCCACCGGCCGTCGTGAGGTTCCCGTGCAGACGCACACCCGTGAGGGTGACGTGTCGGTGCGCGAGCTTCTGACGGCCGGTGGCCTTCGTGGTTTCACGCCGAAGGAGCTCCTCGCATGAGCGCGCTCATTCCGATTCGCGAGCATGGAGGTGACGGCGTGAGCGACATCAAGCTCGACAAGCTGGCGTACTCGCTGGACAACTTCGCGGCCGCCGTGGACCTGTCGAAGGAGAAGGTCCGGCAGCACATCGAGCGGGGCGAGTTGGTCCCGTCTTACGTGGATCACAAGCCGCTGATCATGCGTGAAGAGGGCGAGCGCTGGCTCCGTTCGCGCCCCTCGGAAAGACCTGAACGGTCGATCGCGCCGTAGCGGGCCGCCCGCCGCACGGGGCGTGATCCGTGTCCCGCGTCCCCCGTTTCGACGGGGGCGTGGACGAGCGATGCCGAAATCGGGTCGCACAACTACACATCAGCGCCGGATTGTGATGCCGCCCGAGGCCCACTTATGGAGGTGCTGAGTCGATATAGAACACCCGATTGACGGGCCTGCGCTGGTGGGATGCGCGGCTGTTGGGGTGTGGAGAGAACCAGGCAGTGCCGATGACCCCGTTCGCGGGATAAGGGCGCTGGACCGTGACCAGTCCGGGCATGACTGGCGGAGCGCATGAGTGGTCGGTGGCTGTTGCCGTGCCGTGGTTCGAGCCCACGGGTGCGCACTTGGAGACGACGAGGAGAGGTGCACGAGTGAGTGATGTGGACGAGTTGCGGTCGAAGTTGGCGCATGCCCGGGAACGCCTGGAAGCCGCTGAGGAGGCCATGCGCGTCGCGGATCGGCGCGAAGAGGACGCCCGGGCGCTCGGCGGCGGCATCCCGGGGTTCGGCGGGTCTGGTAATCAGCGTGCCGCACAGCAGGTGAGGTCGGCGCTCGATTCGTCGTACAGGGCATGGAAGGAAGCCACGGAGCGGATCGAGAAGTGGGCGTACAGGGTGAAGCGCCTTGAAGCCCGTGTCGCTGAGGCGGAGCGTGTTCGGTTCACTGCTGCCGACCTCAAGGGTGCGCGGTTCGTGAAGACATTCGTCTGGCACCGGGTGGTGCGCGTGAATGCAAAGTCGGTGTCGGTCGAATCGGGTTACTCGTGGACGGATCGCCTCGCGATCGAGCGGATCACAGATTTCAAGTAGCAGTACCGCCCCCGCGTCGTTGTCGGGAGTGTGCGCGTTCGATTCGCGCCGGGGGCACGAGGGGGTTGGGCACCATTCCGGACAGCATCGGCGACCGCCGAGCCCGACCCCCGCCTACTGAGAGGAGCACGTCATGGAAGAGGGAACGTTCACTGGTGCGGGTGTGGATGGGATGAGTCTCGCCCCGAAGCCCGCGTCGGAACACATCGCGCACACGATCGTCCCGGCGACGAGGCGGGAGCGGTTCACGGTCTGGTTGGGGCCGGCGACGATCCTCCTCCCCGCGATCGCTGGGGTGCTGATCGTGATCTTCACGGGCGGGGAGGGCTGATGGATGAGTGCTACTTCTGCGGGTGGGAATCGGACACCGTGTGGCGTAATGCGCACGGTGTCCTCTCGTGTGCGGGGTGTGAGGAAGACCTTGCCCGCGAACGTGAAGCGTAAGTGGCCCGCGGTCCTCGCCGTGGGCTTATCCATCCCGGTCGGCATGGCTGCCGCGTCACCGGGTGTCAATTCGGGCGAGCTCCTCGTGGTCGGGGTGCTCGCCCTCTACGTATGGGGAGTGTCGCGATGACGGACTACGACTCCGCCGCGGAAACAGTGATCGCACGAGCAACTGACCTGAGAGCTGAACTCCAAGCGCTCCACATCGCTGCTGGTGTGATCGGGATGCGGCTCCAAGACGAGCACGCGGCGTCGCTGATTCAGCGGGTCGCGACGACCGCCGACACGGCGGGGAAGTTCATGGCCGCGGTGACGGATCTCGTGAACGCCCAGGCGGTGCGCCCCGGTGCCCCCGATGGTGGTGCGTCGTGACGTACACCGTCGTGGACGTGACGCCGGACACGGAGGAGTGGCTGCGGGAACGGCAGTCGTCGGTGGGGGCGTCGGAGGTCGCGGCAGTCATGGGCCTGGATCCGTGGCAGACCCCGCTGGACGTGTACAAGTCGAAGCAGGGCGTCGGGCATGACATCGATCCTCTGCTGGCGTGGCTGGGGCACAAGGACGAGCCGACGATCTCGGAGTGGATCGACCGGTTCTCTGGGCTCGGGTTGACGCTCACCGACGGGTTCATGGCGCGCTCGATCGAGCACCCGATGTTCCATGCGTCGTTCGATCGGTGGGCTGACGGCATCCCGGTGCAGTTGAAGACCGCTCACGAGTACACGTCGCACAAGTGGGACGAGGGCATTCCGACGCAGTACCGGGTGCAGGTGCAGGCGGAGATGCTCGTGTCGGGCGCTCCCCGGGCGTTGCTGGTGGTGCGGATTGGGGCGCGTGACTTTCGGGCGATCTGGGAGCCGCGTGATGACCGGTTCATTCGCGAGCACATGATTCCCGCGGTCGAGTCGTTCTGGCACGACAACGTGCAGGCGGGTGTCCCTCCGGTGCCGTCGACGCTCGCTGAGAACGCGGAGGTGTTCCCGACCGAGGCAGGCCGGGAGGTGGAGGCATCTGAGGTGGCGTTGGAGGCCGTCGACCGGCGCGCGGTGCTGCTGTCCGACATCAAGGAACAGAAGGCCGAAGCCGACGCCCTGCAGCTGGTGATCGCGAACTACATGGGCACCGCGGAGGCGCTCACGCACGAGGGCCGGAGGGTCCTCACCTACAAGACGCAGGCGGGACGGCAGTCGTTCGATGCGAAGGCGTTCCGGGAGGACCACCCGGATCTCGCCGCGGAGTACACGAAACAGGGCGCGGACTTCAAGGTAATGCGCTTAGTCAAAACGAAGGGAACGAAGTAGTGGGAATCAAGTGGGAAGAGCCGGAAGAGACTGCAAACTCGAAAATCGCTGGACGTACCAAGTGGCAGATGGTGATCGAAGAGTTGAAAACCCGCCCTGGCCAGTGGGCGCTGGTCGGGGAGGACGTAACCACAAGCACGGCAACCCTATTGAAAAAGTACGGCGCTGAAGCGACTGCCCGCGGGTCCAAGAGCGGCCGGGTTGCGCGTCTCTATGCCCGCTGGCCGGAAGGCGGCGCAGAGTGAGCGCGGACCTGTCGCAGGCCGCGGTCGCGGCGAAGTCGAATCCGACGATGAAGGACCTCGTGGAGGCGCAGCGGGGCGCGATTGAGCGTCAACTCGGCGGGGCGATGAACTCGGATGCGTTCGTGCGTGCCGTGCTGTCGGAGATCACGAAGCAGCCGAAGCTCATGTCGGCGGACCCGAAGACGGTCCTCGGCGGGGTGATGCTCGCCGCGCAACTCAAGTTGGAGATCGGGTCGGGGCTGGGGGAGTTCTACCTCACCCCTCGCAAGGACAAGGGCCGCGACGTGTGCCTGCCGATCATCGGCTACCAGGGGTTCGTGAAGCTCGTCCTCAGGTCCGAGATGGTGCTGAACGTGGAAGCGTTCCTCGTGCGTGAGGGGGACGACTTCTCCTACGGGGCGTCGTCGGACCGGGGCATGTTCTACGACTGGCAGCCGCGCGACTTCGACGAGGACCGCCCCTGGGTGGGTGTCGTCGCGTCGGCGCGCATGAAGGGCGGCGGCACCACGTGGGTGTACCTCACGAGAGCACAGGTCCTCGCCCGCCGGCCGTCCTATTGGGACAAGGGCACCCCGTGGCAGACCCACGAGGACGAGATGGCGAAGAAAACCGCTGTGCGCGCGCTGGCGAAGTTCCTCCCGAAGTCCACGGACCTGGGACGGGCCATCGAGGCTGACGAGAACAAAGCCTCGCAGGTCGCCGGGCTGGACGAGGTGCAGATCGCGCGCGTCGACGAGGAACCGGAAAGCCTGATCGTGCAGGAAGGGGAGCTGTCGTGAGCCCTCGCGTGGTCGTCCTCTCATCCCGTCGGCGGCCGTTCGCGGTGTCGTATGCCGTCGTCGTGAGTCCTGCGCGGATCGTGGCCCGGAACCTCACGTGGCAGGAAGCCATGAAGTTCGCCCAGGCAGTCCACCGCGCATTCCGGTGACCACGAACCGGGGCCGGTCCATCTAGCTCATGGACCGGCCCCTCACTCAAGACATTCCCTATCCAGGAGTAACGAAATGAGCAGTTCCAGTGTGCCCGCGCGGCGTCGTTCGCGCACCTCGGCGAGGAAGGCGGGGTCCGCGTTCGAGCGGGCTCAGGCCGATTGGCTCGCGTCCCGACTCGACGACGACCGTATCGACCGGCGTGTGAAGACCGGTGCGAAGGACCGCGGCGACATTGCCGGTGTGCGCCTGCATGGTCACCGGGTCGTCATCGAGTGCAAGTCGACGGCGACCCTTGCACTGCCCGCGTGGTTGCGGGAAGCGGAGGTCGAGCGTGGCAACGACGACGCCCTGATCGGTGTCGTCATGCACAAGAAACGCGGCACGGCGGACCCGGCCGAACAGTACGTGACGATGACCGCCGAGACGTTCGCGGTCCTGATCGAAGGTGGTGTCCGATGAGCGCGCAGCAGACGTTCGCGCTGTGCCTGGACTGCTGGGAGATGCATTACGGCATCCCGGACTCGAACGGGGTCTATTCCCGTGATTCGGGCAGCTCGAACCACTTCGATCATGCGGTGCATGTCTTCGGGGCGCCGAACGACTACAGCACCTCGTTCGAGAAGCCGATCCGGCAGGTGCTACTCGATCTACAGCGGGGCATTCCGATCAGCGATGGCCGCATGGAGATGTTCTCTCTGTGTTGTGCGCTGACGGCGATCCAGCCGAATAACGGGCGGGCAGTGCAGGGCGCTGATGTGCCGTTGGGGGCGGTCGACCTGTACGCGGATACGAAGCGGAGACGCGACGAGCGGGATGCACGGCAGGACCCCGACCCCGACCCCGAAGTTTCCTCGTCCGGTGCGCTGTTCGACCTGCTCGACATGGGGGATGCCGCATGACCCGGTACGCGCCGGACACGGCCCCGCGCCCGGTACCCACGCCGTGCAAGCGCGGCTGCTGCTGGGTTCCCTACGCGGGCATGTGCGCGAAGAACCGGGAGTGCGCGTGTCACCGGTAAGAGCGATCCCTGCCCGGGTGAGGGCACTGGTCGAGGGCCGGGCGGACGGTAAATGCGAGGGGTGCGGGCGAACCGCGCCCCTCGAGTTGCATCACCGCCGGTTCAGGTCACGGGGCGGGAAGCACACGGTGTCGAACCTCGTCGCGTTGTGCGGGTGGGGGAATCACACGGGGTGTCACGGGCGGGCGCATTCCGCTGACCCACCGGCGGGGTGGGCGATTTCGCAGTACGAGAAGCGCACGGATGAGCAGGTGCCGTTCGAGGCGAACGGTGTGCTCGTCCGGTTGACGACTGATGGGCGCCGGGTGGGTCCGGCGGTGTTCTAGGAGAAGCAATGGATATCAGCAGGCTGCAGGCGATGACCGATGAGGAGTTCAAGCGGTGCGTGTCGCAGGCGGTGAAGAGCCGGCGGGATCACCCGGACTGGTGGCGGGCGTTGCTTGACCCGCGGGTGATTGATGACACGGAGGACGCCGTGGAGGAGTTCATCGAGAAGGCGGAGCTGCATGCGGGCGACCCGGAGCGTTACCCGAAGGCGGCGTGGTTCGCGGACAAGATGCGCGGTGTTCTCGCGGAGATCGCGCTCGAGCGGGTCGTGACTGGTGATGAGTGACGAGCAGGTGAGGGCGTTCCTTGTGGAGGGTGTGCCGCCCAGGTGGGTTGCGGAGTCCGTGGGTTGGTCGGTGGACCGGGTGCGGGGCTTCGCGAAGCGTGAGGGCATTCCGATCACGCGTGAGTGGGCAGGGGTTTCGGGGAAGATCCGCGAGTCGATGGTGTTGCGGATGTTGCACCGGGAGTTCGAGCCGAACGTCACGTTGGGGAGGTGAGGGTCTGATGGCTCGTATTCGGACGATCAAGCCGGAGTTCTGGCGGTCCCCGTCGACGGCGGCGGCGTCTCCGTGGGCTCGGCTGTTGTTCATCGCGATGTGGAGTTGGGCGGACGATTACGGTCGTGCGGAGTGGACGCCGCGGGAGCTGTTGGGGTTCGCGTTCCCGCATGACTCGGAATCTCCGTGCACTGACGCGGATTTTCCTCGGCTTCTCGCGGAAGTTCGCGACGCGTTCGAGGTGGAGTTCTACACGAACCGCGGGCGGCGTTTTTACGAGATTCCGTCGTGGTCGGAGCATCAGAAGACGGAGCGTCGGGCGGGGGACAAGTTCCCGCGCGCCACGGATCCTGATTCTTCGTCTGACCAGGGGATTCCTGGCGGCGGAGGAACTACCGCGGAGAGTGGCGGATTTTCCTCGCGTTCCCTAGGAAAAGTGCCCCCCGGAACAGGGGAACAGGGGAACAGGGGAAAGGGAACAGGGGAAAGGGAACAGGGGAAGAGAGCTAAAGCTCTCTCGTCGGAAGTCGCTGAAGCGACTCCACGACACGACGTCGAAGAACTCCTGGACCTCCTCGACGCGGAGATCGAAGCGAACGGTGCGAAGAAGCCGAAGCGCAACAAAGCGAACCGCGACGCGATCCGGCTGATGCTCGACCGCGACCACATTCCCGCCGCCGACATTGCCGGCGCGATCCGGTGGAGCGCGAAGGACACGTTCTGGCGGTCGAACATCCTCAGCGCTTCGAAGCTGCGGGAGAAGTACGACCAGCTGCGGCTCGACGCGCAACGCAAGAGCGGTGGCGGGCAGAAGTCGAAGGCGGCGCAGAACGCCGACAGGTATCGAGAGGAGTTCGGCGATGAATACGCGAGAAGCGTTCCAGCTCTTGACGCTGGCTTCGGCGTTTGACGGGCGCACGGTCGACCGAGAGACCGCGACGGTGTGGGCGGAGGTCCTGGTGGACATCGACCTGTCCGCGGCGACGGAGGCGATGAAGGCGCACTACCGCGACGAGGGCAGGTGGATGATGCCGGCGCACGTCGTGCAGCGGGTGAAGCAGTCGAGGCGTGCGGTGGAGGGCGGCACGATGTCGCCTCGTCGTGTGGATTGCCAACGGGAGGGCCGTGAGCATCGGTGGCTCCCGGACGGCACGTGCAACTTCTGCGAGGTGAGGGCGCTGTGACTCATGACGAGTGGGTCGAGAAGGTGAAGGCGGAGGCGATCACGCCGGAATGGGGTCGGGAATTCCCGGTGACACCCGCACGGCGGGGCGCGATGTCGCACGCCGAGCAGGTCGCCGACGCGGACGCGTTCATCGAGGAGATGGAACGACGGCGGGCGTTGCGTGAACGGGCGGAGGCACGGCGTCAACGCGAACGGTTGAACGCCGAGTACAGGTCAAGGGTCAGGCAAACGCCTGGCCCTCATTCGTGGAAGGGGGTCGCGTGAGCGTCGTCACTCACAACGGGATCCAGGTGCTTCCGCGGGCGAACGACGACCGGGCGCAGGTGACGGTGTGGCTGGTTCAGCAGGCGTGCAGCGCCGATAACCGCACGAAGTTCCCCGCGCTCGCGGCGCAGGCAACACACCTCAAGGTGCTGCCGCGGTGACCCAGGGCGGCGACACAACGGGCCTACGGGCTCACCAGATGGAACACCAGCTTGGGCGGGCCGCGTGGGTCGCCTAGGCGAACGGAAACAGCCCCACCGACCGGGTGGGGCACGACAGGAGGACAGCATGAGCAAGGCCGAAGTGAAGATCGAGGGATTCGTTGCGCAGGACCCGGAGCTCCGGTACCACGAGGGGCGTGCGGTGACGAACGTGTCTGTTCCGCACACGCCGCGCCGGAGGAACGCACAGGGGCAGTGGGAGGACGCGGGCCCGACGTTGTGGGTGCAGGCGTCGTTCTGGGAGCAGGCGGCGGAGGCGGTTGCCGCGCAGGTGCGGAAGGGCACGCTCGTGACGATCGAGGGTGTCCCGGATGTGCGTGTGTTCACGACGCGGGATGGTCAGCCGGCGGCGCAGTTGCGGATCAAGTTCGGGACGTTGGGCATCATCCCCCGCGTGGAGACGCCCCAGGCGGGCGTCACGGGGACGGGAGCACCCCAGGCGGGTGATTGGTCGTCCGCACCTCAGAACGCCCCGCATACGGCCGCACAGGACGCGTGGGCGAACACCGAAACGCCGTTCTAATGACCGAGCGCTACGTGGTCTACACGTCCCGGGACGAACCGGGGGTCCGCACGAACAACCATGCCGAGGCTGTACGCCTCGCCGCCGACTGGGGCGGCACCTACGAAGACCAGGAGGGGGACTGATGTCGAACCGAATGAAGATCGAGCGTAAGGAAGACCTGCGCGAGGGCGACTGGGCAAAGCTCGTCGTGGAGGACGCGCACGGGAAGGTGGCCTTCGAAGGGCGAGTCCGAGAGGGCGAGTATGGCGGTCTGTTTGCCGGGCCTGAATGGCTTGGCGTCCGCCCGACCGCGCCCGAGGTGACCCTCGTGGAGGCGTATCGGGAGGTGCCGTTCCCCACGGAGCCGGGCGTGTACGTCGCGAAGGACTTCGAGGACGACCCCGGTCAAGATCGCCTGTATCAGCTCGACTCCGACGGCGAGTGGATGTCGTTCCACTGGACGGCCACGTATATCGGTGGCCAGGCTCGCGAATGGGCCGAGGACGCTCACGCCAACGAGGGCGGCCTGGTTCGCCTGGTGCCGGAGGGGGGGAAGTGACCGTGGCTGAGTTCACGCCGACGACGGATGAGATCGAGGCACGCTGGATGGAGGGGTTCGAGGGCGACGCGGGCGCGAGTAAGGCGGATCGACTCGAACGCTACGACCAGTTCCAACGCTGGCTTGCCGAGCACGACGCGAAGGTGCGAGCCGATGCGCTGCGGGAGGCGCACGCCGACTTGCAGGCTTACACGGACGCAGGGGCACCGTTCGGGCACCGGCCTGTTGAGGACTTCCTCCTCTCCCGGGCTGACCACATCGAGAAGGAGGCAGGACTGTGAGCACCTACGAAGTCAGCAGGGCGCACGGCGACCAAGAGAGTCAGAGCATCCGCGAGGGCATCGAGCGGGCCACAACTCATGACACGGGCGCCTGGGAGTTCGGGCACTACATCGAGCGCTACGACGGGCCGCTCGACAATGGACACATGCCGCGAGATACCGCCGAAGAGGACTGGACCCCGCTCATCTACGAGGCACAAGACCTTGAAGATGCGGAGGAGATGCACGGTCGACACCGACTCGATGGTCCCCTGACAGGCCCGTTCAGGAATTCGAGAATCTTGCGTCGCGCCGTATCGCCCTGGGAGGTTTTCACATGAGCATCGAGACTGACGCACGACAGGAAGCTGAACGGCGGTGGCCGTCGAATCACCTCGTGGATGACCCGTTTGGGGAGACTGGCGAGGCGTGGAGTGACCCCTACGGGTACGACGAGGAAGCACAGCGGGCGTTCATTGCGGGCGCTGTCTGGGCGTCCGAGCAGGACACACGGGAGACGAGCGATGCCGAGGTGTTGGCGGCGCTGAATGCTCGCGAGCTATCGGTGCGCGAGCGGAACGGATCAGCGCGACACTTCAGTCCGGCACCGGACCTGACGTACTACAGCGACGGGAACATCGCGGACGCCCGTGCCGCCCTCCTCGCTGCACGGGAGGTGCGCCGATGAGCCACCAGAGTCGGCCAACGACGCAGTTCGTGAAGGTGTGCGATCTCTGCGGGAAGCCTGTGGACGAGTACGGGCACCGCGACTGGTCGGCGCTGAACATCGGGGCAGCACCGACCAGCGGCCCGAACCAGCCCGAGAAGAAGGCATTCGTGTTCTTCCGACGAAGGCATGGGGAACGCACTAGTGGCGCTCCCGAGGGTGACCACCGAGAGTGGCGATGGGACTTCCACGGTGAGTGCCTGGTGGACGCCCTGATGCCGCTCGTGACTGACGAGGCACGACAGAGGGAGGTGCGTCGTGGCTGACCAGATGACGCCCGCCGAGATGCGGGCCACGGCGGAGCGGCTGCGGCATGAAGCTCGGGTCCAGGAAAAGGTTCTGGGGGCAATGGATGCGGCTCGACAGGTCCCGGCTATGCGCTCGGGTGCCAACGCTCTCGACGCGCTGGCGGCGGTGACCGAGTGGGCGCTCGACGACGACAGGCCGGTCATTGACCACGAGTCCTACGCGATCGCGCAGGGGGATGCGCTGTACGTCATCCGGGAGGTGCGTGATGAGTCCTGACGAGCTGAGGGCCGCGGCCGCTCTACTCGACCGCATGGCCGAGATCCACGCCGAGCAAAACCCGGAAGAGACGTTCGCCCGTGAACAGCTCGGCATCGGTGCGACAGCAGTACGAAGCCTGGCCGACGTGATCGAGTACGTGGTTGCGCATGGTGCAGGAGAGTGGGATCCGCTTGACCGCGAGGTTGACGCATTGAACATCCTCCAAATCGCCCGCGGGGAGACCACCAGCCACGAGATTGGTGGTCGGCAGTGAGCGCGGCGGATGCCCTGGCCTACGTCGACAAGGCGATCGACAACGTCGCGGATCTCGACCCGGATCTGTCGTGGGCCAATGCGGAGGTGCTCGAGGTGCTCGAAGACGTCCGGTCGCTGATACTGACGGGCAAGCCGCTGCCGGGATTGTTTCTCGCGCCCGACCACGAGGCTGGCGGCGAGCAATGAGCCGCATCGAGGAGGCGCACGTCCGTGTGCAGCGAGCAGAGGAAGCGCTCGCCGCCTGGGACGCCGCTCACCAGCTCACCTCCACCGACCCGGGCATGCAGTCCAGGCGCTTCCATGTGCCGCAGGCGAGGCTCAACAAGGAACTAACGACCTACCTCAACCGGGTGCGCCGGGAGAACGCGGAACGCGCTCTGCTCGTGGGGGAGATCGAGAAGGCGAAGCATGCCGCGCGCGCAGCCGAGATCCCCTCGGAACCGGTCGACCCGGCCGCGTTGAAGGGTGCGATTGCGGTGATGGTCGTGACGCGCGGGCATGCCGAGTGGCATCGCGTGATTCGAGTCAACAAGACCACGGTGACGTGCTGGGCTCCGCCGGGGTTCGACCAGCCTCGCCACCCGCATAGCCGCATCTACGCGGTGCGTCACGAGGTTGGGGGACACGATGCCTGAACGGATCCAGCCGTGTCACGCAGACGTGCTCCTCGAGCTCGCCAACAACATCAACGGGAGGGATAAGCAATGAGCGGCGCGGAGTACTTCCGCATCACGATCGAGGGACACGCGGATCCTGAGTTCTTCGGGTCCTTGGTCGAGCAGGCAAAACAGATGACACCGGTCGATGGTGGGTTCACGATGAGCGTCGGGACCCGCGCCGAGGGTGAGGACCAGCGGGAGAAGGGACGCGAGCTGTGAGAACTCGAGCGGGCTGCGCGTACGAAGGGGTCATGACTTACGGGCGGGGGGTGGTGCTCCGCGTGTACACGGGGGAACCGCGCCGGATCGTGGCCCGCCCCAAGCTGAAGACGAGGAGTAACCGTGGATGAACTGACCGCAGACGGACATGGCGAGTTCGGATACCTGACAACGGCCCAGTGGAGATCATTCCAGTGGGCCGTTTCCTATTCGCTCGTGCTGGTGCCGTTCCTCCGAGACGCAGGGAACTACAGCATCAGCGTCGACGAGGGGAGAACAGCGAAAACGGAACCCGCGTTGGGGATGCCCGCGACACAGATAGCGGCGATCGAGATCGAAAGCCTCGCCGGCGAGCTCCGCCACTGGCCCGACCTTGAAGACATCGCCAACGACACCACCGGGTGGCAGGTCGCCATCGACTTCACCAGGGAAGTGCAGACCGCTGCACACCGGTGGCCGATGGAAGACAAACCCCACGACGTCGAAGACGTGCGGTGCACTCACTGCGGGATGATCGCCCTCGTCTACCAGCCGCCCCAAGTCCCCGGAGATGAGACCGTCGTCCGATGCGCCGAATGCGGGCAGGTGGAAGACGACCGGGACTTCGCCGAACGCCTCGCCATCATGCGCGACGAAATGAAACGCCTGAGGCATGCGAGTTAACGGGTGGGTGACCGTCAGCGAAGCCGCGAAGATCACGAAACGCACCCGGAAAACGATCTACCAGTGGGTGCGTGACGGGAAAGTCGCGACGATGAGACCCGGCCGCGCGTTGTGGCTGAAACTCTCCGACGTGCGACACGCCGAGAAAGCACTCCCCGGCAGGCCTCGAAAGAATGGGTGAAAACTGTTACACTCACTAGTGAGGATCGAGAACTGCGTCTAGCCGCCGATCGAATCTCACACTAGCCGCTCACCAACCCCACGGATGGTGGGCTTTTTTCGTGCCCAAAGACACCAACTTCACACGCTCGAGCCGGGTCAAGCCGCGGCGAGCATCCGGGGCTGACACGGTAAGCCCGTACGCTCAAATGCGCCGAGCCGATGACCTCGCGCAAGCCTCTGCGGCCACACGCGGTTCGACTCCGCGCAGCTCCACGACCCCATCCGATTGCTCGTGCACGGGCAGGGGTAGCCAGATGCCGTATCGGCGGATGCTGGCGAACGATCAGCGCACGGCGCGCTGACCCGCGCGTGGCCACCACGCCGCAGTGGCGGGTGAAGGGGTGCCAACCCCAGCTGTACGCCGTCCACGGTCTTCGGGCCGTGGGCGTGCCCGCTCGTGGCGGAACAGGTAGACGCCCCGGATTCAAACTCCGGTGCCCACGAGGCGTGCAGGTTCGACCCCTGCCGAGCGGACGTTGAGCCCAGAAGGCCAACCGGACCGTGCTTGCAGGTCTAAACGCAAGTCTCTCCACACCCCTAAACGCGGCCACGCCCCGCGCCCTCGACACCAACAGGTGCGCGAGGGTGACGGGGCGGCCGCACACCGCCCGCACAGTCAGGTGCGGGAACGGTCCCTGCGGACACGGCAGTTCGAATCTGCCCATCTCCACGCCCGCCCCCGCATACCGGGGTTTTCGCGTACCCCTGGGAGGCGCACACCGTGGCTGTGCTCGACGACATCGCGGCCCTCAAGCCCGCATACCAGACGTTCAAGGCCTGGGCAGCAGCACACCCGGACGAAGCGCCCGGGGTGATCGACGCCATGCGAGACGACGCGATCCAGGCCGAACCGCTCCTGCGGACCCTCCGCAAGCACGGCATCCCGTGCACACGCGAAACAGTGAAGGCATACCGTAATGGCACTCGCTGACGACATCAACGCGCTCAGCGTGCCGACGCCGCCGAAGAAGTACCAGAAACACGCCGAGTTCGACGAGCACGGCGGCACGGCCGCGACCGGTGCCGTCCGCGAGATCGTCACGGACTACGACGAGCTACTGCGACTCGCAGGGCTCGACCCGACCGCGTTCCGCATCACCGGCAAAGTCTCACAGTGGACGAAGACACACCACGACCGTGCAGATACGTACTCGTTCTTCTTCCAGTTCGAACGCATCACGGCCGACGAGAACACGGCAGCTGCAGAACTCGCCGAGCTCATCCGGCCGGTCAAGCCGAAAGCACGCGGGCTCGCGCACGGTCTCCCGAAGGTTGTCTGCATCGCTGACGGGCAGATCGGCAAGGACGGTCCCGACGCGGACAGCCCCGAAACGCTCGAGTCGAGATACGAGAACGCGCTCGCGCACGTCGCTTCGATCGTGAAAGCCGAGCGGCCCAGGGTCCTCATCATCGCCGACAACGGCGACCCGATCGAGGGCATCACATCGTCCGCACCGAACCAGATCGCGACGAACACGCTCGACTTCCCCGACCAGCTGCGCCTCTGGCAGCGCCGACTCACACAGACGATCCTCACTCTCGCGCCCTACGCGGGGAAGACGATCGTTGCCGCGGTCCCGTCGAACCACGGCGAGGTCCGCAACCAGGCCGGCAAGGTCGGTTGGGGCGATCACGGCATCGGCATCGCGAAGACTGTCGAAGAAGCGTTCGACCTTCTCGGAGACGCCAACCTCAACATCGAGTTCGCCTACCCGGAGACGAAGTACGACGTCATCACGTACGTCGACGTCGAAGATGCACGGGTCGCGTTCACGCACGGACACCACGCGAAGACCGTCGACCGCATCCCGCAATGGGTCGCGAACCAGGCCGCGTCGTCACGCTCCCCGATGGGAGGGGCGAGCATCGTCTGCCACGGCCACTTCCACCAGCCCGGATACACGTGGTCCAGGGGCCGAGAGATCATCTCCTGCCCCATGTTCGACGCCGGATCGCCCTGGTTCACGAACCTCACGGGCGAATGGTCGCCGGCAGGGATCGCGACGTTCAACATTCGCGGGAAGCGTGTCCACGACCTCCGGTTCGTGGAGCCCGACTAACACTCCCGCCCGCCAAACCCCGGACACACACAAGCAGAGCCGGGCGAGTGCGGCGGGCGCTTTTTGTAACAAGTTGTTCACTAACAACGTGGGCGACCGGGCTGACCTGCAATCGCTCACAGTCCTCTAACTGTGGGCAAGCATCCGCGTACCAACACTTAGGGACGGGATCATGTGTGGCGCTGAAACGAACCCCAGCATGCTCGACGGCGAGGGCGACTACCTCCTGACCGGCGAGCCCGACGATATTGGGGCGGACTGTGACTGAGTTCACCTGCACCACGTACCGGGTCGCACGCCGCAGAGCCACAACGGTGGCCCTCGCCGCACACGACCACCACGCGCACGCCGTCGCAAAGTACGGCACCAGCGACCCCCGCACCCTCCGCCACCTCGAAGACGCCATCTGCGCCACCTGGTGGCTGCAACGCATCACCGAGCGAGGACGCCGGGAAGGACACTGGGCATGAACTGCACCGGATGCGGCGGCGAGTACACCAGTCACCTCGCCCTCACCGCCTGCGAAGACACCCATGCTGCCGACGACGCCCGCAACAGGGAATGGGTCAGAACCCACCCCACCGGGCAGGTTCGCAGGGACACGAGCCCAGCAGACTGACCAGGGGTGCCGGGTGTATGTAGGGCAGGATGCTCAACCCTCCCGGGGCTGGTGACCCGGACAGGGTGCGAATCCTGAGCAATCTGCTCAAACAAGGGGGGCGCGACACCATGCCCACCCACTCCCACAACGCCAACGGGCACCGACGCCGACAACTCGTCGCCCGCGTCTACGCAGAAGAACACAACTGCGCACTCTGCGGCAACCCCGTCAACAAACAACTCCGATTCACCCCCGGCAAACACGGGAAACGCTGCCCCGGCAACAACTGCACAGGCTGCAGCCCACACCCACTCTCACCAGTCGTAGACGAAGACCTCCCACGAAGCCGCGGAGGATCCCCATACGACCGAGACAACTGCCACCTCATGCACCGAGCATGCAACGGCGAAAAAGCCACCTACACAATCGCCGAGTACCACGCCCGCAGGCGCACACCCACCGAACCCCGCACCACACGCACCCTCCTCACCTGGTGACCCGAACACCCGTTCGACACCCACCCCGGGACCCCCTCCCCCCAGGAGCCACGGTTCGCCCGGCGGCCAGGTCCGATCTATCTGTAGCGATTTTCCACTTACCCCCGGGGGTGTTCGTATGGCTGGTCGTAAGAATCTTCGCGCGGTTGAGCCGGGCGATCAGCCCGTTTCGGCGCGGAAGTTGACGGTGTCGGAGGCGGCTGCTTTGGGGGATCATCGCGCGTTGCTGGTGGCGATGCGGGAGCGGATCGCGAAGACGGTGTCGGATGCGGATTGTCCGCCTCGGGATCTGGCGGCGTTGTCGCGCCGGTTGCAGGACATTTCGAAGGAGCTCGAGGCCATTGACCTGCGGGCGCGGGAAGAGGGTGCTGATGCCTTCGACGTCGCCGAAGACGAGGAGCTCGACGCCGCGGCTTTCTGAGCAGGCGAAGCACCTGTCGGTGCCGACGGGGATTGTCTCGAGCGGTTGGCCGGCTGTGCGGAAGACGTGCGTCGAGAAGCTGGGTGCGGAGTTTGACCCGTGGCAGGACAATGCGGGTCGCTTGATTCTGTCGAAGCGGGAGGACGGGACGCTCGCGGTCATGGTCGACGGGGTGGGCATGAGCCTGCCGCGACAGGTCGGCAAGACTCACCTGCTGAGCTTCCTCGTGTTCGCGCTGTGTGTGAATCAGCCGGGCCTTCTGGTGATCTGGACGGCGCATCACATGGCGACGTCGACGGAGACGTTCCTTGCGCTTCAGGGGTTCGCTGACCGGGCGAAGGTGCGTCCTCACGTCGCGAAGGTGTACACGGGCTCGGGGGACGAGGAGATCCGATTCCACAACGGTTCCCGCATCCTGTTCGGTGCTCGTGAGCGAGGCTTTGGCCGCGGTATTCCTGGCGTGGACGTGCTCATCTTCGATGAGGCGCAGATCCTGTCCGACAAGGCCATGTCGAACATGCTCGCGACGATGAACACGTCGCAGTTCGGTCTGCAGCTGTACATCGGGACTCCTCCGAAGCCTGAGGATGCCAGCGAGACGTTCAAGAGGATGCGTCGTGAGGCTCTGGCGGGGACGCTCGAGGACGGCGCGTGGATCGAGTTCGGCGCTGACGGTGACGCGGCGAGTGACGACCGGAAGCAGTGGCGGAAGATGAACCCGTCGTTCCCGAAGCGCACGCCGGTGCAGTCGCTGATGCGGTTGAAGCGGAAGCTCACGGACGCCGACTGGCGTCGTGAGGGCATGGGCATTTGGGATGATGACGCGGAGGGCTCGCGGCTTATCCCGGCGGACGTGTGGGGCCGGTCCGGCGTCGAGGAGGCGCCGGACGGTGTGCGGTCGATCGCTGTGGTGTTCAGCCGAGACGGTGGCCGCGTGGCTACGGCCGGCGCTGTCAAGCACGCTGACGGTGTGCACGCTGAGCTGATCGCTGCATACTCGGGCCCGGCCGAGTCGGGTACTGCGCAGTTGGCTGATTGGCTGGCTGAACGGTGGCGTGACCTGGCGATGATCGCGCTGAGCGGTGCAGCGTCGGCGGGACTGTTCCAGGCGCTCGTAGATCGCGGCGTGCCGCGGCGGTTGATCCACACGTTGACGACGGCGGAGTATTTCGGCGCGAACGCGATGGTGCTCGACGCGTTGCAGTCGGATCCGCCTTTGGTGACGCATCCGGGTGAGGTTCCTGGTGATGTGCTCTCTGCGTCAGTGGCGGTGTCGGATATGAAGCGGCGCGGACAGAACGGGCAATGGGGCTGGGAGCCGACGGTTCCTGATGGGGATGAGACGCCTGTGGAGGCGTTCAGCGTGGCGCATTGGGCGGCTCGGACTTCGAGGCGTACCCCGGGGCGGAAGACGAGAGCGACGGTGATGCGGTGATTAGTTCGTCTGTCGAGCTGTCGCAGTTCTGGGTGTCTGATGTGCGGGGCATGGACTCTCACACGAAGGAGTTGCTGGATCAGCTGGTGAAGGTCTGGCGACAGAAGCGTCCTCGTAACGTGCTACGCACGTCGTATGTCGAGGGGAAGAACCGGCTGAAGGACCTCGGGATCGCGATTCCGCCGCAGCTGCGCGACGTCGAGACGGTGATCGGGTGGCCGGAGAAGGTCGTGCGTGTGCCGTCGCGACGGTGCGTGTTCGACAAGTTCGTGCTCCCGTCGTCGAGTGAGGATCCGTTCGAGCTGCGGTCGTTGTTGAACGAGAACTGGTTCGGGGTCGAGGTCGCGCAGGCGACGCGGTCCGCGTTCACGCACTCGGTGTCGTTCATGTCGTCGACGCCGGGCCGTCGGGACATGGGGGAGCCTGAGGTGTTGATCCTCGGGCATCCGGCTGAGTGGTCTGCCGCGTTGTGGGACCGTACGCGGCGCGGCCTGCGGGCGGCTTTCCTGGTGAATGAGGTGGATGCGCTTGGCCGGCCGGTCGAGTTCACGGTGTTCACCCCCGAGGAGTCGGTGGTGTGCGTCAAGGGCGCTTCCTGGTACGTGCAGGACGTCGTCCCGCATTCGCTTGGGCGCACCCCGATCGAGGCTCTGCCGTACCAGCCTGACCTGACGCGGCCGTTCGGTCGTTCGCGGGTGAGCCGGGCGGTCATGTCGATCACGGATAGCGCGGTCCGCACCGCGCTCCGTGGCGAGGTCACGGCGGAGTTCTACTCGGCCCCGCAGCGGTACGTGTTGGGCGCCGACGAGGAAGCGTTCTTCGATGAGGCGGGGAACCCGATTCCGGCGTGGCAGGCGGTTATCGGCCGGATGCTGGCTATCGGCCGGGATGAGAACGGCGACCTCCCGCAGGTGGGGCAGTTCCCGCAGCTGAGTCAGCAGCCTCACACGGAGCAGATGCGCGAGCTCGCGGCCAGGCTGGCCGCCGAGGGGGATTTGTCGCTGGATGATCTGGGGATCGTTCAGGACAACCCGTCTTCGGCTCAGGCGATCGATTCCACTCGGCAGTCGCTGATCGATGAGGTCGAGGAAGCGAACCGAGTGTTCGAGGCGGCTTTGTCGCGGATTGGGCAGAACGCGGTGATGATCCGCGATGGCCTGTCTGAGGTGACGCCGGAGCTGGTGTCGTTGCAGGCGAAGTTCCGGCCGGCGGCGACTGCTACGGCTTCGAGTCGGGCGGATGCGGTGACGAAGCTCACGGGCGCGTTCCCGTGGCTGTCGGATTCGGTTGTTGCGCTCGAGGAGATCGGGTGGGACGACGAGAAGATCCAACGCGCGCTGTCGGATAAGCAACGGTATGACGCGCGGGCTTTCGCGCAGTCGATTCGTTCGCTGGGGGGTGCGAATGCTTCTCTCGGAAGTGGCAGCACACAGGGATCAGTTGCAGGAGATAACGGGGGCGGCGAGCTCTGACGCTCGCGCGTATGCGGCTTCGCTGACGGGGACCCCTGAGGCGGTGGCCGCTGAGGTCCGAGACGCGTCGCGGCAGCTCGTCTCTTTGTACGGCCCGGTGGCGGCTGAGGGTGCGGCGTTGTTTTTCGAGACGCAGCGCCCTCAGCCAGGGGCGCGGGCAGTCTTGGCGACGCCGAGCATCGGGGACCGTCTGGCTGCGGACCTCGGGTGGGTGCTGGCGCCTATCTTCAACCCGGATGCGTCGTTGTCGCCGCAGGCGGAGATGTTATCTCGTCTCGGTGACGTGATCCAGGGTCATGTGGCCGCGTCTGACCGTTCGACGTTGCTTCTCTCGTCTGCTGAGGATCCGACGTCGCAGGGCGTGCGTCGGTATGCACGGGCGGGTGCCTGTGCGTTCTGTGCGTACCTGACGACGGTCGAGGCGACCGTGTACGACGACACGCATTGGCACGACAACTGCACGTGCGTGAACGTCCCGTGGTGGGAGGACAACCCGTTGCCTCCGTCGGAGGTGCAGGACGGGTATGCGGATGCGGCTGAGCGCGCCCGTGAGGAGTTGATGCGGTTGCAACGGGAGTTGCGGCCGGCGGGTATGCGGCGGAGGAACTTCTTCAAGCTGCGCCCGGATCTTGCGGTGAACACGAAGAACATTGCGCGGTTGATGCGCGCGGATCTCGGTTTGTCGCACTGACAAGGCTTGCACGGTTTCTTGGGACGGGGAGATGGGAACGCAATCACGCGCTGAGTACATGAAGGAGTACCGGAAACGGAACCCCGACTACGACAAGAACCGCGTCCGAGACCCTGAGTATTGCCGGCAGTGGTCCCTGGTGAACCGTGAGCGAAAGAGAAAGCTCGACTCCGATTGGCTAGCGCGTAATCCGGGCAAGAAGGCGGAATACGACGCCCGCCGCCGCGCGCGATTCAAGGGTTCGACATTGAGAAGTGTTGACATTCAATCCCGCATGGCGATGTTTGGCAACAAGTGCTGGATGTGCCGCGGGCCTTTTGAACAGATCGACCACGTTAAGCCTCTTGCCGCAGGGGGTCCGCACATCTTGGCCAACCTGCGTCCGTCGTGCAGCAAATGCAACGCGCGCAAGGGCGCTCGATGGCCTCTCTAACTTGCATGGAGTTTCTTCCGTGCCCGCACGTGGGCGGTTCCCACGGTCATGGGCGGACGGCCCTTAAACGGATCAAGGAGGCTCCATGTCGGAGCAGACGGCCCCCACTGAGGGCACGGAAGAAACCCACGGGCAGGGAGCGGAGGGTCGGGAGTTCCAGGCGATCACGTCGCAGGAGGACTTCGACAAGGCCATCCAGTCCCGCATTGCTCGGGAGCGCGCGAAGTACGCGGATTACGACGAGCTCAAGTCGGCCAAGACCGAGCTCGATCAGATTCGCGAGTCGCAGAAGACCGAGTCCGAGAAGGCCGCTGAGCGGCTGGCGGCCGCTGAGAAGCGTGCCGCTGATCTCGAGGCGGCGCAGGCCGCTAAGGATCTCGAGCTCGTTCGGCTCAGCATCATCGCGAAGCACGGCATCCCCGAGGAGGACCAGATCCTGGTCCACGGTTCCACGGAGGAAGAGCTTGCCGCTTCGGCGGAGCGTGTCGCGGCGCTCGCATCCACACATTCACAGGGGCCTCGGCCGGTCCCTTCGGTGGGCAAGAGCCCGGCGAAGTCGACCGAGAACGTCCCGATTCGGGAGCAGATCGCAGCTGCGGAAGCGGCTGGTGACGCCAAGTTGGTGTCCCAGCTCAAGGCCGTGATGCTCGGCGATCTCCCCACTTCTTAACGAGGAGAAACTATGGCTGGTATCACCGGGCAGGGTACGACTTTCAACCTGCCGAACTACGTCGGCGAGCTGTTCGCGGCTTCGCCGGAGGACACGCCCCTTCTGTCCTCGATCGGTGGCCTCACCGGCGGCGAGTCCTTCGGGGCGACGCTGTTCGAGTGGCAGGGCTACGACCTGCGGGACGCTGAGGACGACCGTCAGCGCCTCGAGGGCGCCAATGCCCCCGACGGTGAGGAGCGTGTGCGCTTCAACGCGTCGAACGTGCTCGAGATTCACCAGGAGTCGGTGGAGGTCTCGTACACGAAGCAGGGCGCGACGCGTCAGCGAGGCGCCGGCAACACCGCGGTGACGGTGGGTTCCACCGTCATCCCCGCGGACGAGCTTGCGTGGCAGCTTGACCAGCAGTTCAAGCAGGTCGCGCGTGATGTCGAGAAGACGTTCATCACGGGCACGTACGCGCGCCCCGCGGACAACACCGCGCCGCGCAAGACCCGTGGCCTGCTTGAGGCGATCACGACGAACGTCGCGACCGCGGAGTACGCGAACGGCGCCGCCGCAGGTACGGCGCTCACGGAGGAGGTCGTCCTCGACCTGTTCCAGTCCGTCTGGGAGAACGGCGGCATCCAGGAGGGCGAGACCCGCACGGTCATCGTCGGCGCGGGCCTCAAGCGCGCGCTGACGAAGATCTTCATCAAGGACGCGGGCTACGAGGAGTCGACGCGCAACGTCGGCGGCGTGAACCTGCAGACGTTCGAGACGGACTTCGGCCGTGCGAACATCATGCTCGACCGGTACATGCCGGCGAACGAGCTCGCCGTCGTGTCGCTCGAGGAGCTGGCGCCGGCGTTCCTCGAGATTCCGGGCAAGGGCCACTTCTTCGCCGAGCCGCTCGCGAAGACCGGATCGGCCGACAAGGTGCAGATCTACGGCGAGATCGGCCTCAAGTACGGCAACCAGCGCAAGCACGGGAAGCTCACCCTCACGGAGGCGGCGGCCGGATGATCGTTCGCTCCGAGAAGTACCCGAGTCTCGTCGTCGCGGATCTGGGTATCCGGTTCCACGACGGCGAGGCGGAGGTGTCTGACCCGGGGCACCTCGAGCGGCTGCGGCGCATGTCGGGGATGGGCGTGGTGGTTCCTGAGGAGCCGAAGCGCCGTCCTGGGCGCCCGAAGAAGTCCGAGTAGCGGAGGGGGAGCGCTATGGCGTACGCGGATGTTAGCGATCTGGTGGCGCGGTGGCGCCCCCTCTCGGCTGAGGAGACTTCTAGGGCTGAGGTGCTGCTCGATGATGCGGCGGTGCGGTTGGATGCGGTTTGCCCCGTGTCGGACCCGCCGACGGATCAGGAGTTGTCGGCTCGCCTGATCGTGTCGTGCGAGATGGTGAAGCGCGCGATGCTCGCTGGTTCTTCGGGCGTCCCGGCTGGGGTGACTTCATTCCAGCAGGGCGCCGGTCCGTACCAGGAGACGCAGCAGTTCGCGAACCCGACTGGTGACCTGTACCTGTCGAAGTCGGACAAGGCGCTCCTGCAGTGCGGTCGGCAACGGGCCTTCACGGTGCCGTTGTCGAACGAGGCCGAGTACGTGCGCCCGTGGGGTGTCGTGTGATCGGGGAGCAGGTCGTGGTCGAGCGGCCTGTCGAGGGTGTCCCTGATCGTTTCGGAGAGCCGACCGTCACGTGGGTTTCGGAGACGGTCGAGGACGTGCTCGTTGCCCCTGGCCCGCGAGCGGACTTGTCCGACGCGGACAGGCCCGAAGGGGTGAAGGTCGTTTGGAACCTGCACTTCCCGAAGGGTTATCCGGCGACGCTCGGAGGTGCTCGGGTGAAGGTGCGTGGCGGGGATCCGCTTCATGTGATCGGTGACCCTCAGCACTACACGGCAGAGAACACGCCTACTCGCTGGTCGATGCCAGTCGAGGTGTGGCGGGTCGACGGTTAGGAGGGCCCCGTGACAGTCCGCGTGAAGATCAATCTCAAGGGCTTGAACGAGCTGATGACGTCCAAGCCCGTGCAGGATCTCGTCGAGGAGCGTGCCCGGAAGATTCAGGAAGCGGCCGGCCCGAACTTCGAGGTCGTGTCGCGCCCGCACAGGTGGGTCGCTCGAGCGTTCGTGCAACCCGCGAACTCGACGGGCGCTGCTGAGGAGGCGCGCGAGAAGAAGCTGACGGGGGCTCTCAGTGCCGGGCGTTGAACTCGCTTCGGTCGACGAGCTCGTGTACGGGTTCCTCTCGGCGCGCGTCCCCGTCCCTGTGCGGACGGTGGTGCCCGCTTCCCGGCCAGCGTCGTTCGTTCGGGCTTGGCGCACGGGCGGTACGACGCTGAACCGGGTGCTCGACGAGCCGATCGTCACAGTCCAGGCGTGGGCATCCACGGCGGCTGAGGCGGAAGAGATCGCCCGGCTGTGCCACTTCGCCTTCCTGAACGAGTACACGGCAATGCCGCTCGTGCGGGGTGTGGAAACGGTCGCGGGGCCGTATTCGGACCCGGACCCTGATTCGCAGTCCCCGCGATATTCGCTGTCGGTTCGCATGCGCGTGCGCGCCGGCTGACCACTTCCACAACCACGTTGCCCTGGCTCTTGCCGGGGCTTTCTGCTTTAGAGGACGGAGACCCATTATGGGTGAACTCAACCCCGATCTCGCTCGCCTGTTCGGCAGCGACGACGACACGATCTACCTGGCCCCCATCGGGAGCACCCTTCCCACGACGATCGACGGCGCCCCCGATGCGGCGTTCATCCCGGTCGGTTGGATCTCGGAGGACGGCATCCCGGAGACGGCGACCGGATCCGTGGAGAAGATCCGCGGACACCAGGGAGCGGCCGTGGTGCGTCAGTACATGAACGAGACCGGAACGCAGCTCGCGTTCACGGCGCTCGAGTCGAAGGATCTGACCTTCGGCATGCGGTACGACGAGGTCTCGGTGACGACCGCGACGGGCGTGCGCGAAGCGACGCGCAACCCGGGGCAGAAGATCACCGCCTACGCGGCGGTCATCGACCTGTTCGACCGGGGTGACACGGCGCAGAAGGAGCGCTTCGTGATCCCTCGGTTCGAGGTGTCGCCGAACGGTGAGCGCACGGCGGTGAACAACGCAATCGCGTCGTTCCCGGCTCTCGGCGAGATCATCGGGCAGTACACGCACTTCGCGTCCGTGCCCGTCGTCGAGCCGTAACAGACTGGGCGGGTAGAGGATGTTGCCCCGGCCTCTACCCGCCCGTTTCACATCCTCGGGGCGAAACGGGGTAGATGACTATGGCTGAGACGGCGAAGAAGCGCCCTCAGGATCACAAGCCGAAGGCGCCGGAGAAGGTGGAGATCACGATCGGTGATCGCACCGTCCCGGGCAAGAAGGTCGTTGTCGACGGCATCGAGGTGCGTGTGCCGGACGAGGCGCTGGACGACTTCGAGCTGCTCGATGACATTCGCGGGTTCCAGGACGCGCAGGACGCGTCGCGGCTTCCGTCTCTCGTGCGACGCCTGGTGGGCGCTGAGTGGAAGACCGTCATGGACGGGCTCCGCGACAAGGAGACCGGCCGTGTCGGCGTGGAACGCGCATCGACGTTCGTGATGGATCTGTTTGAGGCGCTCGCCCCAAACTCCTGATGCTCGCGGGCGCCCTCGACAATCACGAGGGTGCTCTGCGGGCGTCGTTTCAATCCGAGTACGGGTTGCGGTTGCTCCGAGGTGGGCGGTTGGAGCCGCACCGGGAGCTCTCGGAGGTGCTGGATCTGCTCGGGTGCCTGCCGTCGGGGTGCGCGTTGTTCCGTGACATGGGCGGCGACGACGCGTTCACCCTTGAGGCGTTGTTCCTGCGCGAGATCGAGTACGACGTTCGAGCTCTCGGGCATGGGCTCGGGGGAGGTAAGGGGACGCCTCCGAAGAAGATCCCCGCCCCGGAGCCGGCGCATCTTGTGCGCGCCCGGGAGCAGAGGGCGGACGAGAAGCTGCAGCGCTTCCTTGCCCGTCACTCTGCGTAGAACGAGGCCGCGGCGTTCACTTTCGCCGCGAACTGACGCATCTTCGGTTCGTCTTTGATCGGGCCGTCGACGACCACGACGTCGCCGTCAGGGAACTCGACCGTGACGTAGCCGCGGCCTCGTTCTTTCTTGAACATCCCTCCGACGACAGCCCCGACCGGGCCCGCGATGATCGCACCAGCTGCTACCCGCGTGAGGGTACTGCGGGCGCCCATGTCTCCGCCTGGCTCGTAGGTCGCGATTGCGCCGGCGACGTCCTTGGTGACGAACCCGAGCTTCCCGGGAACATCGTGCTTGTACGTGCCCCGGTCGATGCTATGCGTCCCGTAGCGCGCGAGATATGGCGCGTGCTTGCGGTTGTCCGCGTACCAGCTCTTGATCCCCACCTGACACTCTCCCTCGCCGTCGGTGGCGAGCATATCGCGACTGCGAGGTTCATATGGCTGGCACTGAGATCGCGAACGCCTATGTGGCTTTGACCGTCAAGATGCCTGGCGTCAAGAACAGCCTCACGAAGGCGCTCAGCGGCCAGGAAGCCGTGGTGACGCAGTCCGGTTCCACGCTTGGGTCGCGCCTCATGTCGTCGATGGGGAAGACCGTCAAGGTAGGTGCGGTGGCTGTTGGGGCCGCCATCACGGCGGGCCTCGCGACGGCGCTCGCGAAGGGCTTCCAGCGGCTCACGGCGATCGACACGGCGCAGGCGAAGCTCCGCGGGCTCGGGCACGACGCCGACAGTGTGACCCTCATCATGGAGAACGCTCTCGCGTCCGTGAAGGGGACCGCGTTCGGTCTGGGGGATGCCGCGACCGTGGCGGCTCAGGCGGTGGCGGCTGGCATCAAGCCGGGCAAGGACCTCGAGAGCATCCTCTCGACCGTGTCCAACACTGCGGCCGCGGCGGGGACTGGTCTCGGCGAGATGGGATCCATCTTCTCGAAGGCCATGACCCAGGCGAACGGTGTGCAGAACGACGTCATCTCGCAGGTCGCGGACCGGGGCATCCCGATCTACCAGGCGCTCGCGGATCAGATGGGCGTCACCGCCGGTGAGGTGTTCAAGCTCGCCTCCGAGGGCGAGATCAACTTCGAGACGTTCGCGAAGGCTGCGGAGAACGCGTCGGGCACGGTCGCCACCGAGATGGGTGGGACATGGTCGGGCGCGTTTGACAACTTCATGGCCGCGATGGGGCGCGTCGGCGAGGGGCTCCTGTCGGGGATCTTCCCGCAGATGGTGGGCGGCATCCAGGACGTTACGACGTGGCTCGCGCCGTTTGAAGAGGGTGCGAAGGACGTCGGGTCCGCGATCGGATCTTTCGTTGCTGACGCTGCGCCAAAGCTGATCGACGCGATCAAGACGATCGTCGATGTTGGGGCGGGTGTCGTCACGTGGCTGCGCGACAACATGACCTGGCTCGGCCCCCTGGCGGTCGCAGTCGGATCGGCGGCGGCGGCGTGGGCTGTGTGGACGGGCGCGATCTCCGTGTGGACCACGGTGACCAAGGCTGCTAAGGCCGCTCAGGAGGCGTTCAACCTGGCGTTGAAGTCGAACCAGATCGGTCTGATCGTCACGGCGATCACGGCTCTCGTCGCCGGCCTCGTCTACTTCTTCACCCAGACGGAGACGGGCAAGGCGATCTGGGCGGGGTTCGTTCAGTTCCTCCAGGAGGCGTGGGCGAACATCTCCCAGTTCTTCACCGACGCGTGGAACAACGTCATCAAGCCGGTGTTCACGTGGATCGGTGAGATCGCGACGTGGCTGTGGGAGAACATCCTGCAGCCCGTCTTCAACGCGATCTCGACGGGCATTCAGATTGTCGGCGCCGCCGTGAAGCTCGCGATCGACCTGGTCGTGAACTACTTCCGGTTCTGGGCGGCCGTCGGCGAGTGGCTGTGGAAGAACGTCCTCGCGCCCGCGTTCGACGCGATCGGTGCGGCTATGACCTGGGTGTGGGAGAACGTCATCCGCCCGGTGGTGGACTTCATCGTCGCCTACTTCCGCGCGTGGGGTGCGATCGTCACGTGGCTTTGGCAGACCGTGATCCAGCCGGTGTTCAACTTCATCGGCGAGATCTTCCAGTGGGTGTGGCGGACCGTCATCGAACCGGTCATCGGGTGGATCAGCGACAAGCTCGAGCTGCTCGGTCTGGGTTTCCGCATCCTGTACGAGCGGTTCGTCAAGCCGGCGTGGGACAACATCGCGCGGGTGTTGCGCGCCGGGTGGAACGTGATCGACGATCACGTTTTCGCGCCCCTGCGGAACGGGATCGATCTCGTTGGGCAGGCGTTCGAGAAGATCCCCGAAGTCGTGAAGATGGCGTGGGACGGCATCAAGGAAGCCGCCGCGAAGCCGGTCAACTTCGTGTTGGGCACGGTGTGGAACGACGGCCTGCGGTCCTTCTGGAACGACGTTGTGGACGAGCTCGGGCTCGACGACATGAAGCTCCCGAAGGCCGACCTGGTCAAGTTCGCGACTGGTGGTGTCCTCCCCGGGTACACACCCGGTCGGGATGTGCACGAGTTCTACTCGCCCACGGGCGGTCGCCTGGCGCTCTCCGGTGGCGAGGCGATCATGCGCCCCGAGTTCACCCGCATGGTGGGTGGAAAGGCGGGCGTCGACCGGCTGAACATGATGGCCCGCCGTGGTGAGGCGTTCGCTGACGGTGGCGTCTGGGGCGGTGTCGGTTCGTTCCTGGGGGACGTGTGGGACAACGTCGCGAACGCTGCATCGGTCGCCTGGGATTTCATCTCGGACCCGGCTGGTGCGATCAAGCAGCACATCGTGGATGGGATCCTGTCGCCTCTTCTCGGGGACGGCGGGAACATCTTCCAGCGCGGTATCGGGGCTCTCCCGGGGATGCTCGTCACGAACCTGGCGAGCATGTTCGAGGGTGCAGCGCCGAAGGCGAACGGCACGAAGGGCATGGGCTGGCAGGCGATGTGGGACATCGTCCAGAACGCGATCCCTGGCGTGGTGAAGACGTCGGATTACCGGGCGGGTTCTCGCACTGTGAACGGCGGCATGTCGTATCACGCGAGCGGTCGCGCGATCGACCTGATTCCCGCGTCGATGGACACGTTCAACCGAGTTGCCGCGCTGTTCCCGAATGCGTCGGAGCTGATCTACACGCCGGCTGGGAGTAAGCAGCTGCTCAATGGGCAGCCATTCTCCGGCTGGTCTGATGCGGTGAAGCGGCAGCACTACAACCACGTGCACTTGGCGATGGCTTCGGGTGGTGTTGTTCCGAAGCTGTACGACCAGGGCGGGTGGTTGCCGCATGGCGGTGTTGCGGTGAACCAGTCGGGTCGCCCGGAGGCGGTGCTGGACCCGGAGGAGTCTCGAGCGTTGCGTTCGGGCCTCGGTGGGTTCACGAACAACGGCACGATCATCACGCAGGACGTGGACGAGTTCTTCGCGAAGGCGGAGAAGTCGAAGCGTCGGGAGCTTGCTCGGGTGGGGGTGTTCGCCTGATGGTGATTCTCTTGTCGTCTCCGACGACTGCCCCGCCGGTGCCGGTTCCCGCGTTCCGTGGGCTGACGCACCAGTGGGTTTTCGACGGGGAGGTGTATGACCTCACGAGCCCGGATACAGGCTTGTTCCTGGACACGCGGGGTGTGGAGGGCATGCACTTCCCCACGGTGACGAAGCACAAGTCGACGTCGCGTTCAGTTCCCGGAGCTCGCGTTCGTGGGTGGCGCACGGAGGCGCGGGACGTGTTCTGGCCGATCTGGATCTGGGGGGAGCGGTCGACGGAGTTCCTCGAGAAGTACGAGGCGTTCTTCCGCACGATCCACCCCGTGAACGCGGGCACGTGGCGCGTGGGTTTCGATGGCGCTTTTCGAGAGCTGTCGTTGACGGGAACCTTCAGCGATCCGCACGCGTACGCTCGCGATCCCGTATTCGACGCCTGGTCGTCCTACGGGGTGACGTTGGAGGCTGCGCAACCGTACTGGTCGGGGTCGCCGATCGCACGGTCGTGGCGGTCGGCGAATCCGGTGGATTTCTTCGATCCGGCTGGGTCGCCGCCGTTCCACATTTCCCCGTCGGCGACGTTCGCTGACGCTCAGATCACGAACCCGGGTGACGTCGAGGCGTACCCGCGGTGGGTGATCGAGGGCCCGTTGGACCCGGTGATCGTGGGCGTGGACGGTGTCGAGGTGCTGGTGCCGTTCCCGCTGTCGGATGGGTCGGTGCTGGTGATCGACACGGATCCGCGGAACGTGACGGCGACGTTGAACGGTTCGGATGTGTCGCAGGAGCTCGGGTTCCAACGGTTCGCGCCGATCCCCCCGGGCGGGTCGGTGCCGTTGTCGATCACTGCCGGTGGTGGTGGTCGGGTGTCGATCGAGCTCGTGCCGTTGTATTTCCGTGCGTTCTGAGGGGGTGTCATGCGTCTCGATTTCACGGTGCATGACGCCTCCGGGGCGTTCCTGGCGACGGTGGTTCCGCGTGAGGTTCACGTGGAGCTGCTGTGGAACCAGGTGTCGTTCGCGGAGTTGACGTTCGACGACGACGACAAGGCCATGTCGGTGTTGGGGGAGGGGTCGCGGGTTCGTGTCCTCGTCGATGGTGTGGCGCACGTGGACGGCCCGGTCGTCGGTATCGACGGTTCGGACACGGAGGCCGCGTCCGAGGTTGTCGTGACGGTCGAGGATGACTTCCGGCTGTTCCGCAACCTGGGGTGGCAGAACCCGGCACAACCGTTGTCGAACCAGTCGTCGGAGTACAAGCGCTATTCGGGGCCGTTGGAAACGGTCATGAAGGCGGCATGCACGGACCTGTCGACACGGTTGGGGCTCGGGTGGGTGGTCCCCGCGTCGACGGGTTTGGGGTCGTCGGTGCGGGTGGAGTTCCGCATGCACCCGTTGACGGACAAGTTCACGGACCTGCTGACCGCGGACCAGTTGACGTGGACGCTGCGTGGCGGGGTCGTGGATGTGACGGCGGGGGAGTTGTTCCCCCGAGTCCTCACCCGTGAGTCGGGCATCGTCGGGGACTTTACGTGGAGCCTCAACGCCCCCACGGCGACGCGCGTCGTTGTCGGCGGGGAAGGCGAGGGCACGGATCGACTGTTCCAGGGCTTCACGGACACCGCCCGCGAAACGTCGTGGGGGTTCATCTCGGAGGTGTTCCAGGACGCCCGCATGGCGCAGGGGGAGACGGACCTCTCCCCGGACGGTGCGGAAGCGCTCGCGGAAGGTGCCGGCACAGTGTCGGTCACGGCGGATCTGAACGAAACGTCCTGGTTCCGGTTCGGGGCATACCAGGTGGGCGACCTGGTGCACATCCAGGTCGGGACGGTCGACACGACCGAGGTCATCACGCAGGTGGTCATCGACGACACCCCGGGGGATGGGCTCGTCGTCACCCCGCACATTGGGGCGGTCGAGGACACGGCGGGCAGCAGGTTGGCGCGGCAGGTCGCCCGCCTGAACAAGGGTTTGAGGGATCAGAGGAGTAGCCGATGACGATCACAAGCACGGGGTATGCGGGGTCGGTCGACGGGATCGAGTGGGCGAAGCTCATCTCCCGTGGGGTGGGTTCCCGGTATGGGGTGATGGATGCTTCCGCGTGGAAGGTGACTGTCGGCACGGGGGATCGTGCGGTGAAGGTCGCCCCGGGAGACGGATGGGGGGCGGGTGTCCTCGACGTTGTCGACGCGGAGGAAGTGCTCACCCTCACCGCTGGCGACCGGTGGGACATGATCGTCGCCCGCCGCGACTGGGGGCTGGGGGAGACGGTGTTCGCGGTCGTCGAGGGCGGCACGAACCAGACCCTCCCGGCACGCGACGACGACCCTGGTGTGTTGGATGAGCAGCCGATCGCGCTCGTGCAGGTCGTGTCCGGTCAGACGCAGGTGCAGCAGATCGTTGACCTGCGTGTGGTGCAGGGCGACGGTGGAACGTTGCTCGCGTTCGATCAGCTCACGCTCGGATACTTGTCGGCCCTGGGAACATCGGTTCGCATCGGGAACTCGGTGTGGATGCGCGTATGGGATGGGTCGGCGGAAACGTGGTTGCAGGCCGCGGATCCGGTGAGTTATTCGTGGACGGACCTGTCGGCGACGAACGGGTGGCAGGCGGGAACGGGGTCCGCGCGGCCGCAGGTGAAGCGTGTGGGCGACCAGGTGTCGTTCCGGGGCCGGTTCTACGGCGGCACTGGGGGAAGTTACTCGACGAACATCCCGGATTGGGCGCGCCCGACGCGACGGCTGTTCGTTCCGCTCATGAACTCGAGCCTGGACCAGGTGGGGTGGCTCGACGTCGACACGAACGGGTCGTTGCGCCCGTCGGTGTGGACGGCGGCTGAGTCGTTCGCGTCGTGGCCGAAGGCGTGAGGGGGCGGTCATGGGTGGTTCTGTGACGCGAGTGGATGGGTGGCCGGTTGCTCCTGGCACGGCCGACCTGTTCACGGGCCGGTTGAAGCCCGCGTTCGAGCGGGCATTCCCCGGGGTGACGCTCCACGTCTACAGCGGGTATCGGTCCTACGAGGACCAGGTCGCGATCTTCACGGACCGATACCGCCGCAGCGAGCATTCGCCGTTCGGTGACTACCGGTGGTGGGACGGGTCCTTGTGGGGCCGGGTCTCCGGCGAGGGGACGGTCGCCGCCCCCGGGACTTCGAATCATCAGTCCGGCCACGCGCTGGACATTCGCGATTCCGGCGCGGACGCCGGCGTGACAGTCGCGAACAACGCCCGGTCGAACTGGATCCGTGCGAACGCCGCGGCGTACGGGTTCAGTCCCGCGGGGTACGGGTTCGGCGAGCCGTGGCACATCGAAAGCACGTTGGGCGACCCATGGGTCGCGATCAGTGGCGGCGCGCAGGTCGCGGCCGTGGACGAGGAAGAGGACGACATGCCCTTGACGAACGACGACATCGTGAAGGTCGCGGAGAAGACCCGCGAGTACGTGCTCGCGGCGGACCTCGGTGGCCAGTCGCTGAAGAACCGCATCCGCATGACCCACGAGGACGTGAAGTTCATCAAGCCGCGGCTACTCAAGGCCCGTGACGCGGCCCTGACGCTCGTGAAGGAACTCACGACGAGCATCAGCGCGAAGGGCCTCGGCATCGCCGGCGACACGTCGAACGGGCGCCTCGTGAAGCGCATCGGGTGGATCGACAAGCGGGCCAGGGATGCGGAGATCCACGACGAGGACACCGCTGCGGCGCTCGCGGGCCTGACGGGCGCGATCCGCCTCATCGCGGAGAAGCAGGGCGTCGACGTGACGGCGTTCCTCGGCGAGAACCCGCAGGGCTGACCGCACCGGACGGCGTCCACGTGACCACACCGCCGGGGAGGGCATGAATGACAGCCGCGGACATCTTCACCCTCCTCGGCGGATGGGTGTTCCCCATCATCGGCATCGTGATCGCCGGGCTCCTCGCGTTGCGCCCGAAAAAGGGCGACCTCGAGCACCGCCTCATCGACCAGCTCCAAGAACGCATCGAGGAGCAAGAGTCCCGACACGCGCGCCTCGAGTCGAAGGTCGACGCTCTCCGCGTCGAGATCCGTATCCGGGACGACTACATCCTCGTCCTCCGTCACGCGATCGATAACCGCCACGAACCACCCCCGCCGCCCTGGCCGGAAGGACTGCTATGACCACGACCGATCTCCTCGACGCGAAACGTCGCGATGTGAGGCGGGCGGTGATCGGCATGATTGTCGCCCTGCTGCTCGTCATCGCGGGCGCCGGTGTGTGGATCGCTGACATCACCCAGTCCCGCGACCGGTGGCGTGCCGGCGCCGACGCCGGATGGGCGGCCCATCAGACCCTGTCGGAGACGTATTCCGAGCTCTACGACGAGTACGTGCGCGCCACCGGGCACCTCCCGGGCGCCGACACTCCTTCGGACGCGACCGACACGAGCGACGCCCAAGCGGCGTCCCCGAGCGTGTCCGGCGAGCGTGGTCCGGCCGGGCCGGCTGGCCCCGCTGGGCCCCAGGGGGAGCGCGGCTTCCGCGGGTTCCCCGGCGCGGACGGCAAGGACGGCGACGACGGCGAGAACGGTGCCCCAGGCGCGGACGGCGAGGACGGCGCACCGGGACTCCCCGGCCTACAGGGCTCCCAGGGCGAACGTGGCGAGACGGGGCTCACCGGAGCCACAGGCGCCACCGGGCCTACGGGCGCGACCGGACCGGCCGGCGCCCAAGGCGAACGTGGCCCCGCCGGCCCACAGGGCGAAGACGGCCGCGGCATTAGCAACCTCACCTGCGACGACACCGGCACGTGGCAGGTCACCTACACCGACGGCGCTACCGAACCGGCTGGCGCCTGCATTGCAACGACGGAGGACCCCGAATGACGAACAACGACAAGATCATCGGTGCGATTCGCACCCTCGTGCCCGCGGCGGTCGCGTGGATCCTCGCGCAGCTCACGACCGCGATCCCCGCTGTGGGGGAGGCGATCACGCACGTGGAGGTCGAGATCGGGGTGGCCGTCGTCGAGCCGCTCGAGCTCGTCCTCACGGCGGTGATTCTCGTGGCCTACTACCTGGCCGTCCGTAAGGTCGCGGAGCGGTGGCCGTGGGTGGAGGGCTTCCTCGGGTCGACGAAGTCGCCCGTCGGGTTTGTGACGAAGGGGAACTGATATGGCGCTGGTGGATTACTTCCCGGAGCAGTTCGCTCTGGACCCGAACACGATGCGCACGATTCCGAACGCGGAAGCGGACGTGTATGCGGTTACGGACACGGGGCGGACGACGCCGTTGCAGATCGTGGAGCACCCGTCGGGTGTGACGATGTCGAAGCTCACGGCGAACGCGTCGGGCCTGTACCCGGCGTTCCGTACCGTGTCGGGCATCGAGCAGGTCATCGCCGTGTCGGGCACGCTCGAGACCCCGCTGAACAGCCTGTACGCGGCGGTCATCGCAGCGGGTATGGATCCGCGTGGCGTGCCGGACGGGTACGCGCCGCGTGTGGTGGACGGTGCGTACGAGATGGTGCCGACGCCGGACCAGGAGCAGGTCGTTCAGGCGATCACCGACTCGGGTACGGCGCTCACGAACTCGGGGACGGCGCTCACGCAGGCCGGCGAGGCGAAGCAGGCCGCGCAGGATGCTCAGCAGGCCGCGGAGGACGCCGCGCAGGTGACGGATGCGGGGATGACGTCGGTCGCAGCCGACCCGGAATCCGCGTTCTCGAACCAGCTAAACGCCACGATCGAGGAGACGGTCGCGCCGATGCTCCCAACTGCGGGCATGGTCATTATCGAACACGGGGATGTTGCGAGCACACCCCGCCTCAGTAGCGAGGGTGACACGTTCACAGGACCGGCGCTGTGGTTGGGGGAAGTGATCCCCCTGAACCGCATCGCGGGCGACTTCTACTTCGAGGTGTCCACAGTGCCGGTGCCGATCCTGGTGTGGTCGGACTCGGCAGGCACGGATGGCCCGCTCGGCACGACGGAGGTCGGCGGGTTCGAGTGGGCTGTCGTCGGCACGGGCTACACGGCGGCGAAGTCCGGCGGCCAGTTCGTGTTCACCGGAGCGACCAGCAGCGTCGGTGTGATGCGCGTCGACGACGGCGAGACCGACGTCACGTTCAGCGCGACAATCGCCGTCAAGGGCGCGAACAACCAGGCTGGCATCGTCGTCCGGTATGTCGACCTCAACAATCACCTGGTGATCCACCGCACCTCCAGCGTGGACGCCACGTACCGGATCTCCGAGCGCGTCGCCACGGCCTACACCACCCTCGCAACCCTCACCGGGCACACGATGACAGACGGCGACAAGTTCCGCATCACGACCAAGGCAGACGGCACGCTCGTCGTCGTCCTCAACGACGTCGAGGTCTACAGCGGGACCATCGCTCGGTACGCGACAGCGACGATCCGCGGCCTGTTCTGCGGCGCGTACACGAACTACGCCGAGATGGCCTACGACGACCTGTCCGTGATGACGGCGGTGTGACGCGATGGCCGTGAAGCACACCCTCTTCTGGGGTCAGTCGCTCGCGCTCGGATCGCAGGGAGTCCCGTCCCTATCGACAGGCCCCGAGACAGCGAACGCGTGGCTTGTAGCCGCGAACGGTTCCAGCAGCATCCCGTTGCAGTCGTCGGTGCAACAGCAGCCGCAACTGTCATGCGGCTACCGGCTTTCGGAAGCGCGCCCGACCGACCGGCACCTGTTCTCCACGCATGGTCTCGGCGGTACCTCCATCGAGGATCTCGGGAAGGGCGGATCGTCGGGGCGCTACGAGCAGGCGATCGACTACGCGACCGCCGCGTACGGTGTTGAGTCCGCGAACGGATACACGGTCGAAGCCGTCCACGCGATCCAGGGCGAAGCTGACCAGACGTTCGGCACCACGTTCGAGGACTACCTCGCAGCGTTCACCCAACTGCACACCGACTTCGAGGCCGACATTGACGCGGTGACCGGGCAAGGCACGGTGCCGCTCATCACGTCGCAGACCGCGACGTGGGCGTACTACGGGTCACCGGCACGCATCGGACTCGCACACCTCGAAGCCGCTCGCACCGTCCCCGGCATTCATGTCGTCGGCGGGCAGTACCAGTTCCCATACGCCGACGACCTGCACATGACGAACGTCGGCTACTACAAGCTCGGGGAGCTCCACGCGCGTGTACAGCAGGCGCTCGTGGACGGCGACGGGTGGGAGCCGTTCGCGCCGACCGGCTACACCGTCACGCCCACCTACATCGACGTGCACTATCACGTGCCCACAGGGGTGCTCGAGTTCGATACGACGACGGTGCCAGCGCAGCCTGACATGGGGTTCTCCCTGGCTGGCACTGCGGCGACGATCACGGCGGTGTCGATTGTCGCCGGGAATCGGGTGCGGCTGTACACGTCACAGCGGGTTGTCGAACCCGCGGCGGCTGTCGGTTACGGCGTGGCCTACGACAACGGGTCCGTGGGGCTCGGGAACCTCTGCGACGGTGAAACGGCGCTGAGTGTGCTCGATGACACACGGTTGGCTAACTGGGCGTTGCATTCCCTGGACGCGCTGAATCTGCCCGACTCGTTCGCGTACGACGTTGCCGCGATGTACTACGTCGGATCTGGCGGCAACCTTTACGCGATGACGCCGGTCGATCTCGACTAGGAGCCGTGGCAGGCGTTGCGGCACCCGCACGGCAACGCGGAGAGGCCGGAGTAGTCGTACTCGGGCACCTGGCATGCCGCGGGTCGCGGTCGAACGCGGAGCACCCTTCGGAGGGTGGAAGGTCGCCGCGGCTCGATGATCGCCGCGTGTTCGCAGTCCCGGCATGTCGACCCGAATCCGCCCGCGGTCGCCGCGCTCGGCATCCCAGGCGCGATGAACGCTGTTCCCATGCCGAAAAGACTAGCGTCGTCTCATCTTTCACGCTCGCCCGGCGACAGAATCGACCTGTTCACCTCCGTCGCCACGCAACTATCGGGAACACTATAGGTGGGTCCGCCCGCCGGCCCCACGATGACGCCCCCGGGTGCTGCTCTACACGAGCGGTACTCGGGGGTGTTTCGTCGTTCACTCGATGGGCTGGTCGGGTAGGGGCGGGTCCGCGCGGTACTGCTCGAGCGCCCCGATCAGCTCACCTACCGTGTCGCAGGCGGCGATGTCGAGGAGGTCGCGGACTTCGGACCAAACGAGACGACGAGGCATCAGGAAACTCTCAGCAATGGCTACAGGTAGGGCTACACCTCGACCCGGGAGACATGGCCGGGTACGAGAAAACCCCCGACTAGGCGGGGGTTTCTTGTGGCTCCGACCGGCGTCGATCCGGTGACCTTTCGATTTTCAGTCG